CACTCGTGGTCGAGCGGGGCATGGTCAACACTTTGACGTATCGCGACGGAGGCAGAAGCAGCGTGTTGGGTGCTTCGATGTCCGCCGTGTTGCTGACCATGTTTCCGTACGATGCGGCTACATCGGCTATAATCGCGTCCGCCGTGGCAGAGGCCCACGCGCCGGCCGCTGCGTCGATGGTGACCGCTGCGGAATTGGTGAAGCCAGTTGCGATCCCGTAGTCGGGTGCTCCGATGGCGGCAACCTCATCCAAGACAGTCTCTACCGCGCGCCGTGCCTGATTGGCCTTGCGTTGCTGTAGGGGCTTGCCTGCCATGGCCGCTTGTCGGATCTCCAGCAGGTGATAGCCGTAGGCCGCAGTGGACAGACGCACGGGGCGAGTGAACTGCGTCCCGAGAACATCGACGCGAGGAACATCGATTGCTCCGGGGGCGGTGAGCCGAGCTTGCCCGACGGCATCGCCCTGCTCGTAGGTCACCGACATCGATCCGGGATTGGCCTCATTCGAGACCGGCACGAACATGCGCGCCTTTAGCTCCGGGTATTTGACGTCGTAGGTCTTGCTCTTGACGTGCTCTAGCTCGCGCGCGAAAAACGCACTGGCATCGGCATCGAGTCTTAGTTGGCGGTTGCCCATCGTAGTCTCCTAGGTGCTGTGGTTGCGGCCCGTTAACTAGGGCAGGTTGAGCGAAATCAAGGCGAGTCCGGCGGCTGCGTTGCCGGTGATGTAAACGCCTCCACTGTCCTGCGCGTTGGCTGTGTCTAGGTCTGCGCGCCATCCATCTGCGCCAACAACCAGGCCGCCGTTATCCGTGTGGCGGAAGAAAGCGGGGTCGCCCGCGTTGACCGCAAGCTCGGTGTTGACCCAAACCTGACCCTGGCGGACAAGCTCCATGTTTTCATCGGTCTCAAAGCTCGTAGAGCCAGCGCTGTCGAGGGTTTGGCGCCCGTGCTGCGATGTGACGATACCCAAGAACACCTCGCCCGCCGAGCTTGGGAACTCGCCCTGGGTCTCAGGGTCCGTTCCTGCAACAACGGCCTGGCCTGCGCCCATCGAGGTTGCGCTTTCGTTGGCGCGGGATACACTGAATACCTTACCACCCTCGCCGATAAGGCCGGCGTAGGCTAGGGCTTGGTCGTTGCTGTATGTGGTCTGAGACATTGCTTGCTCCGTGCTTTGTGTGGTGGTTACCGCTACGCCTAGGCTCTACGCCTCTGCGCTGGTGTCCCAGAGTTTTGCATTCGCTTCGATCATGCGATCTCGCGCGGCGTCGGAGTCGGTGCGGTCTACGTCGTCGCGGAACGTCTCGCGGACCACCGAGAGGGCGGCCTTGCCTGGGTCCTTCGCGGGGATGGCTTCGACCGCTGCGTCGTAGCGTGCGTTGAGGTAGGCGCCGTCTTGCTCGTCGAGCTTGAGAGCAACGGCCTCAGGATCCTTCGAGAGCTTCACGACTACATCGCGCTTGATCTCGTCGTCGCTCGCGTCCTCTTTGAAATCATCGCCCAACACTGCCTTGCCTTGCGTGACGATTGCGACGCGCTCGGCCACGCGGGCATCGATCGCCTCTGGTGAACCGGCGTCTTCGCGAAGCTTCTTTTCGGCGGCCAGATCCTCGTCGGCCTTATCGGCGCGAGCCTTGAGCTTCGAGATCTCGACTTTGACGGCCTCTTGCGCCTCGTTTCGCGCGTCGATGCGTCCAAGCAGGGCAGACACTACCTGTGCGCCGGCCTCGGTGATCTCGACGTCAACGCCATCGTGCTTGATTTTTACGAGTGCCATTGTGGGGATGTCCTTGGGCTCGGGGCCCGGTGTAGGTTCATCGATTTGGATTGCGTCGGAGTCGAGGCGGAGCGCGACGTCGGGGCCCGCTCGACCCTTGGCGACGAGGGCAACGTGGTTGCCGCGGATCTTGCGCTGGATCGCGTCGTAGCGCAGGCCGTCCGGGACGCCCGCTATACCGGATGTAACGCCGGGAGTGTCGTCGAGGTCACAGGTGTACCCGCAGCTCAGCTCACGCTTGCCACCGTCGACGGCGGAGATCGCTGACTCATCCTCGACCTGCACGCGGGCAGAAACGAAAGGCGCGTCGGCTCGGACGTGGGTCACGACGCCAGTTCGATATTTGGATGCATTGCGCGAGGTAATTGCCTCGCCCGGGTGACCGTTGGTCAAAGGGGAGAGCTGGAAGCTATGGATCGAATCGGCGTGGAATACCTCGGCGGGAAGTCGCAGCTCGCGACGGGTCGAACCGTCCGATTTGCGATACTGGAAAACACCGGCGCGAGAGATCTTGGCATCGGCGCGCAGGAAACCATTATCCAGGCGCTCCACGCCCGAGACGGCCCCAACGTCAAATCGCTGTGGCAAGCCGGATCTCCGTTGTGTCCACGATCATCGACACAAGGATCCACAAACGTAGACACATTGTCAAGGAAGGTGCTCCATTTTGGAGCAGGTGCGTATCGAAATAGGGCAATTGCCAGGCAGGCGCTCACCCGATAGTGTGTCGTCGGCGGTACCGGCCTGATTCCCCGGTCACGGCCTGGCGCTGGGTCCGATCCTGCCCCGCGCTAGGCCGGCCGCTATCGTCGGCGCTTGCGGGGCTTTGGCTTTGGGACGTCCCTGGGGCTGGTCTTGAGCGGGGCGGGGGCGCCTGGAAGGATTGGCTCACTTCCGCATCGGCACTGAAAATCTTCGCCAGGATGCCCAACGGCTGGCGGATCGTCCCATCGCTGCGTCGTGCCTTCGAGCGCTGCGTGCGTCGGCCTCACCCGCTCATCACGCGACGTGCGCCAAATATACTCAGTGATCCCAAGCGACTCCTGGCGCGTGCGTGTGAGGTCGGCATTGATTTTCGAGATCTGGTCTCGTGCGATTAGCTTGGCGCGCGACTCGGCCACACCGAATCGCGCCTGGATATCCTTCGCGACGTCGACCGAGCGCCGACCCTGGCGCAGGCCGCGAGAGGTGAGCGCCTCGACCTGATCGAGATACTGGGCGGGCACCGATTTTATCAGCCTCGCATTTTCAAACGAGAAGTCGGCAAGCATGGATTCTAGGGCCGGCTCGTTAAAAAACACGTCCACGCCGATCACGCCGCGGAGTTGCTTCTGCACCTGGGCTCGATTGAATGTAGACGCCTCTGAGGCTGCGTTGCTGGCCGCAGTCTCGGGGTTGACCGGTGGCGCAGTCTCGCCGATCCCCTCGATGATAGTCGCCAGGATCCCCAGGTACTCTGACACGTCGACCCTATCGGCATCCTTGCGACGGCCCGCGAGGCGTTCAAGCTCCGCAAGCCTCGGCACAAGCCGCGAGTCGACCATTGCCTTGGCCTCGTTCAGGCCTGCCATGACGTCAGCAAGATAGCTCCGCGCCACTCGGTCCGGGTGGTGCTGTACCCGTGGCCGCCGCAGTCGCCTACGTCTCTTGCCGCCGAGCTGGCGCGCCAGGGCGTCCGAATCGATCACCTGGCGAATGAGCGAGGTCACGATTCGTCGCCGTCCTCAGTCTCGATCCAAACGCAATCGATCGGGCAGTCGATCGTTATCCCGCCGCGAATCACCCTGTTTTTCCGATCATCTTCCGTGACCTCCTCCGGCGCTGGGCTGCTTACGGTGATGCGCGTCTCAGGATCGTATTCGTTAGGCATTTCTCACCACCTTGCGCACGAAGCGCAGCAACCGAAACGAAAGGGCGAGCCTCATGATCCGCTCATGCAGGCCAGGGGTAGGCCTTGTCTCGCCATGTTCGGCATACCGCCTCAGATACCAGATCGCTTTCTCGATATCCTGCACCCGGTTGCCCTTGTGATCCGCCCTCGCGATATACTTAATGGCGTTACCCAAACAGAATCCCAGGCCCCAGCTCTCGATCGCGTCGATGACCTCGATCCCGCCTTGGTTGTAGTGCTTCGGGTGGTCTACGTCACTCATACCGACGCCTCGTCAAAGGTCGACCTGGAGATCGACAGTGCAACAGCCTCACGGTAGATCAGAGACCCGTGGATCGTTGTCCTACCTCGCTCTATGGCAAACACGCGGATCCCCCAGAGCAGGACGCCGGGCGGATCGTTGTACGGGAGGATCTCCGCGGTGCAGACGTAGGTGCCGTTCGGGTCCTCCAGCCGCACGATCAT